AAAGGCTTTCCGTACATCATTTGATCCAGACGAGATGGGATTTGATGGAACAGAGGGTATTGATGAGGAGGATGAGAGCGATGGCAGTAACTAAACCAGAAGTACATAGACTGATCTCAAAAGTTAACTTTTCCGATTCCAACCGCAAGCCGGAACAGATCAAGTATCTGGTAAAACATTATGTAGGTGCAACCGGCGGAGCAGAGGCAAACTGTAAATATTTTTACGATAAGTTCCGCGGAGCTTCTTCACACTTCTTTGTAGGTCACAACGGCGAAATCTGGCAGTGTGTGGAAGAAAATGATACAGCATGGCACTGTGGAACATCAGGAAAATATAAGCACAAAGAATGCCGGAACAGTAATTCCATCGGCGTGGAACTGTGTGTAAAAAAAGATGCAAATGGCAATTGGTACTATACGGAAGAAACCAAGAAAGCAGCGGTTCAGCTGTTTGCTTATCTGATGGACAAGTATCATATTGATGCAGACCATGTGCTGAGACATTATGACGTTACCGGAAAGAATTGCGGAGAACCGGATGTCCGCAAAGGCAATAAGGAATGGTCACAGTTTAAACAGGATATTGTCGAGTATGGGAAAGAAGCAGCTCCAGAGCAGACGACCACTCCGGAGCCGACAGCACCACCGGAACAGACAACCGCACCAGCGCAGCCGTCAACACCATCACAGGCGGCAGGAGTGCCGTACATGATCGTGACGACATGTGACTCTCTCAGAATCCGCGCCGGAGCTGGCACAGTTTACTGTGTGACCGGACGTATCCGTGAAGCAGAAGGTCAGAAAAAAGAATACACTATTGTAGAGGAAAAGAATGGATGGGGCAGGTTAAAGAGCGGTGCAGGATGGATTTCGCTGGCATACACTAAGAGAGTATAGAGAGGCTGGTCTGAAATGAAAGAGGAACTGTTAAATGAATTAGTTAGCGAGACCAGAATGGAAGATATAGCAGAACGTTACCAGGAGATCGTGAAGATCGTTGGAATAGCTAACTTTGTCAAACTCAGTAATTATGCAAGAGGCGACGAGATTTATTTCCCGAAGGTTGAGAGCGTGGTCAGTCCTGCGAGGAACAGACGGATCAAAAAGGAATTTAATGGTTCCAATGATAAGGAACTGGCAGAGAAATATAATCTCACTTTAAAGCAGATCTGGAATATCTTAAAAGATGAGCCGCCGATCGGGCAGATGACTCTGGATGAGATGCTTGGCATGTGATGATAAAAGCGTGGAGGCGATACAAGTTCCACGCTTTTATAAATGCTTATTTATGCGGTTTCCGGCGATTTTTCCCGGAAAATGTTTTACAAAAATGCTTCCCCTAAACAGTCCAACAGAATAAACCTATAATCAGGTCATGACTTAGAAGTCATGACCTATTTTTTTGCCTCTCATTTGGTTCGTTGCCCTGAAACAAATATGAAGGAGCGTGATATTTTATGACAGAAATTTTGACAATGATTGGGATTGAAAATGCAACAAAAGTGATCGCATGGGTATTAGCTTTTATCAGTGTATCAGCGATCACAGTCTCATTGGTCACAGAAGGACTTAAGAGCATTAAGTGGATCAACCGTATCCCGACAAAGCTTGTGTGCTATGTGGTGGCGATCACCCTCACAACACCGATGATGCTTGCACTGATGGCTTACATGAAAGTTCCGGTGGAATGGTACATGGTATTTGCTTCCTTCCTGGCATCGTTTGTGGTTGCAAAGGTGAGCATGTCCGGGTGGGATGATGTGAATGAGCTGTGTAAACGGCTGTTCAGGACAAAGTAAGGCGGTGCAGGAATGGATTATGTGATCACATTTTCGGATGTAATGGCGGGGCTGATGTCGATCGGACTTGGAGTGATCACTTTTTTCGCGAAAAAGTGGTTTGACAAGATGGAAAAGAAAGACGACGTTCTGCAGTCCGCAATTGAAAACACAACATCAACTTTGAATAAGAAGATCGAGCAGGGCAACAAAGAGATTCAGGAGAAGATCCAGAAGAATGACGAGAAGGTGAATGAACGGATTGACAAGCTGGAGGAAAAGACCGGCAATGACATCCAGAACATCAGGCAGGAGATCAATGACTTTAAAGGCGATTTTGCAACAACATTTGTGCTACGCGAGGACTTCTTCCGCTCCATGAACGGAGTGGAAGACAGGATGAAGATCATTGATAACAAATTAGACAAACTGCTTCTGATGGGAAAAGAAAACAAGTGAGGTGAGGAGATTGACAGATTTAGAGCAGGCAGAGGTGCAGCATAACAAAGCCATCCGTGGATATATCATCCGCTGTCTCGTAAAAGGCTTTAACAACACGGCACTTACAAGGCAGATCTCAAATTCCATGATGGCGGCAGGACTGATCCTTTCGCCGGACATTGGCAAACACCTCGATTATCTGGAAGATGCCGGATATATCGAGTACACAGATGAAAAAGTCACAGCATACACAGCATATGCAAAGGATGCCGTGATCAAACTCACAAAAGAAGGTGTCGACCTTGCGGAAGGCACAGTCGAGGATCCGGGAGTTGATATCTGATGGCAAAGAAAAGAAACAGGACAAGAGTGAGTTCCAAGCTGGATGAGATCCCGGAAGATCTGAGATTGAAAGTAGATGTGATGCTGGCTGACACATCGAACACTTATGAATACATCAGCCAGTACTTAAAAGAAGAGGGATATGACATATCAAAATCGAGTGTTGGCCGCTATGCAATGCGTTCCAACACGGCAAGGCAGAGACTGCTGGAGGCGCAGGCACAGACGGAGAAACTGATTCAGGTTGTAAAGGATAATCCGGATGCGGATTATTCAGAAGCTGCGATTCTGATGACCATGAACGGACTGATCAATAAGGTTGCAACCGCAGAAGAAGAATTTCAGGAGATGCCGCTTGACAAGGCAGGGCGTCTGATCGCATCACTGTCCAGAACCAAGATATACAAGGATAAAGTGAAGCAGGACATGAAGAAAAAGGCTGATATTGCATTTCAGGAGATGGAAGCACAGATGATGGGCATTATCAAGAATGATCCTGTGATGGCAGAGCAGCTTAAGAATATTCTTACAACTGCAAAAGAGAGGATGTTGGAAGATGATTGATCTTGACGAGTGGATCACAGAACTTGATGAGGAACCCGATCAGGAGCTTGCCGATTATGAGGCATACCAGAAGCAGCTTTTTGAAGATTACGTTCTCAGAAAAAATGACAATCAGGAAAAAAGAAAGGAACTGTTAAAAAGATATCGGACTGGTGCTCCACTCACAGGAGAAAAAGGACTACGAAAGGAGCTGGCAGCGTTTGATCTTGGATATTTCGGTCGGGCATATCTGCCACACTACTTTGTAAGAAAATCCCCGAAGTTCCATGAGGAACTGGATGACATCTGGGAACACAGTGTCATGAAATCCTTGAATCCATTGAAAAGCGCAAAAGAGATCTCAGGGGAAAAAGGCTCACGGAATGTGATAGCAGCTCCACGAGGACACGCAAAAAGTACAAACCTGACATTCAAGGATGACCTTCATGCAACACTTTATGTTTATAAGCACTATATCCTGATCCTATCGGATTCTTCTGATCAGGCAGAAGGATTTTTGGATGAGATAAAGACGGAACTGGAAGAAAATGCAGCCATTATTGAAGATTTTGGGCAATTAAAAAGTGATAAGGCATGGAGAAGTAATGTCATCGTTACTAAAAATAATGTCAAAATCGAGGCAATTGGTTCAGGAAAGAAAGTCCGTGGTAGAAAGCACAAGAACTGGAGACCAGATCTCATTGTTTTGGATGATATCGAAAATGATGAGAATGTTAATACACCGGATCAGCGGAAGAAACTGAAATCATGGTTTGAAAAAGCCGTGTCGAAAGCCGGAGACACCTATACAGACATCATGTATATCGGAACAGTGCTCCATTATGATTCACTGCTTAACAATGTGCTTAAAAATCCTAGATACCATGTAAAGAAATACCGTGCGGTCATTTCGTGGGCAGCCAATCAGAAGCTTTGGGATGAATGGGAAGAAATTTATACCAATCTGTTGGATGAGAAACATGAAGACCATGCACAGAAGTTTTTTGATGAACACCGTAAGGAGATGCTGGAAGGGACAGAGATACTCTGGGAAGACAAGCTTTCCTATTATGATCTTATGGAAATAAGAGTGACTGAGGGTGAGGCTTCCTTTAACAGTGAGCTGCAGAATGATCCGATTGATCCTGAAAGTGCAACCTTTAATGAGGAATGGTTCGATTATTATGAGCCGGAGCAGGTGGACTTTAAGAGCAGCAACTTTATTTTCGTGGGTGCAAACGATCCGTCGCTTGGAAAGAATAAGAAATCTGACACGAGCGGTATCATTGCTCTCGCACTGGATCTGGCTACTGGATATATGTATGCCGCTGAAGCTTCGATTGAAAAGAGAAAACCGGATGTCATAATCGACGACATCTTTGAGATGAACAAGCGTCTGAAAAGAGATTATGGAAAAGGCTTTTTCAAGTTCGGTGTTGAAACAGTACAGTTCCAGTATTACTTCAAGGAAGTTATGGCTCAGAGATCAGCAGAGCAGGGAGAGTATCTTCCAATCGAGGAGATACAGAGCTCTGCCAATAAGATGCTTCGAATTGAGTCATTGCAGCCAATCGTAAAAAATAAGTATCTGAAATTCAGGAGAGACCAGAAGACATTATTACAGCAGATGAAGGAATTCCCGATGGGAAGAAATGATGATGCACCGGATACACTGCAGATGGCAGTCCAGCTGGCACAGGCAGTCAAGTCAACTGCGACACATGGAAAATACAAGAGCCTGATCAAACGCAAGTTCCGCATGGGAAAGGGCGCTTATTAGGAGGGAGCGATAGATGTCAAAGAAGAAAAAAAATAAAAATATGAAAGAAAAAGAGTTCAATCCAGACGTGGATACCGGGATAGGGAGACCAGTCCGGGCATCAATAGCAATCGGTGATCCGAATGACAAATACAGCACTTATCCGTCAAATGGACTGACACCGAGAAGACTTGCCCGGATATTCCGTGCAGCGGATGAGGGAGATGTCCGGGAACAGATGGAGATGTTTGAGGAAATGGAAGAAAAAGACACACATCTTTTCTCACAGCTCCAGACAAGAAAGCTTGCAGTTACCGGACTGGATTGGGAAGTGCAGCCATTCTCTGATGATGAAAGAGATAAAACAATTGCCGAGTTTATCAGGGATCAGCTGAAGAATATTGAAAAATTCGATGATATTCTCATGGATCTGCTTGATGCGATAGGCAAAGGTATCAGCGTCATGGAAATCGAATGGGGAGTAAAGGAAGGACATAATGTGATTGAAGATATCACATATGTGCATCCTAAAAAGCTGATCTGGGACAGCCTGACGGATGAGATGAAGATATGCACAAAGGAGTTTCCTTCCGGTGTAGCGTTTCCGGAAAACAAATTCGTGATACACAGATATAAAGCAAAATCCGGACATGAGAGCCGTAATGGAGTTTTAAGAGTTGTGTCATGGATGTATCTGTTCAAGAACTATGACCTGAAAGACTGGGTGTCGTTCTGTGAGGTCTTCGGTATGCCATTGCGACTTGGAAAATATACAGCTGCAGCATCCGAAGCAGACCAGAGAGCACTGATGGAAGCAATTTACAGTCTTGGAACAGATGCAGCCGGTATTATCCCGGATTCTACCATGATTGAATTTATTGAGTCCAATAAAACGACCAGTGTGGAAATATATGAGAAGCTTGCCCGGTACTGTGATGAGCAGATCAGCAAAGCTATCTTGGGACAAACGCTTTCTTCTGATTCAGGCGGTGGCTCTTATGCACAAGGCAAGGTACATAATGAAGTCCGGCATGATCTGACAGCAGCAGATGCCAAAGCGCTTGCAACGACGATCCGGCGGGATATTATCAAGCCGCTGGTGGAATATAATTTCGGCTACGATGTGGACGCACCGCTGTTTACATTTGCAAGTGAAGAAACAGAGGACTTAAAAGATACGGTTACTATCTATCAGACACTGAATGCAATGGGGCTTCCAATATCGACAGAGCATATTTATAACAAATTCAACATTCCAAAACCGGAGGGAGGCGAGGAGTTATTAAAAACTCCAGCTTCCGGACAGATGACATTGCCGTATCCGGACATGGAACAGGAAAGCCTTAAAGATATGCCGGAACAAAAACAGATCGACATTCTGACAGATGAAGCACGGAAGCAGACAGAGCAGATATTTCAGAAAATGATGGAACCAGTTCTCAAGATGGTTGACAAATATGAGAGCTTAGATGCGTTACAGATGGCTTTGAAAAATG